GTAAAGACTATTGACTGGTCAGAATATATAGATTATGGCTCGGTGAAGGTGCAGGTCAGACAGGGCAAGGTGGCAGTTGTAACAGTAGAGAGAACATACCGAGAGGATTAAAAAGGAGGAACCTGATAATCCTGGTGAGTATTTAAAGTACCTCCAGCGACACCAGAATTGCAGTCAATGGTCTAGCACCTGACAATTAAATAACATAGCCACCTCGTAGAGAATAGAGTATCTGCGAGCAACAGGGGGAGCAATAGTCTCCCCCCGTTTAATTAACAGAATATAGGATTAGTCAAATGGAAGAACCAACTGGCGAAAGCTGGTTGGTTCTTTTCTATTTTAGGAGGTAATCATGCCGTATAAGACAATAGACGAACTCCCCGATAATGTGAAGGCACTCCCCGCTCACGCTAAGGAAATCTACATGAAGGCGTTTAATGCTGCCTTTGAACAGTACAAGGACAGAAACAACCGGGAAGCCCTGGCACATGCTACAGCCTGGAAAGCCGTTGAGAATTCCTACGAAAAGAAGGACGGCAAGTGGGTATCCAAAGAGGCTGTTCACCCTCATGGAGAACACATGTGCTACTGCCCTGATTGCGAAGCTGAGATTGAGGTCGCTGCGGACGTGAAGTGCAATACCCAGGAGTGTCCTGAATGTGGCACACGCATGAGGGCAAAAGATACCGGGGAACGGCGGGAGTCAATGAGTGATGAGGACAAGAGAGAGGCCCTAAAATCAGCTCTCTCTTCATATTACGGGATTGACACTGAAGCGACTCCCAAACCTAGTGCGATTGTGGTTGAAGAGGTATTTGATGATGCTGTTATCTACAACATAGACGGTCAGTCATACCGCGTAGGATTTGAACTAGGCGAAGATGGTAGCCCTACCCTCGGTGAGCCTGAAAAGGTAGTACGCCAGACAGTCTATAAGCCTATGGAGTCCCTGAGAACTAGGTACGCCGAGTTTATTCTGGAGACTGGCAGACGCAATGCTAATCTGGATGCTGCCCGTATCAAGAAGATAGTGGAACTCTGCCAGGAGCTATTGTCCTCCGAGGAAGAGCCTGACGAGAAGAAAACAAAGGAGGCACTAAAACAAGTCAACGCTGCTCTGAAGTGGCTGAAGGAGCAGGATGCCATGAAGACGGAGGACGGTGAGAAGTACCCCGCATCTGCATTTGCTTATGTACCGGATAGTGATAAGCCGTCTACTTGGACGCTGAGATTGTGGCAGGATTCAACCCACAAGGTCACAAAGCCACAGCTCGGACGTGCCGCGGCTGCCCTGAGTCCCGGCGGTTTCAGGGGTCAGAAGGTGGACATACCCTCCGAGGCTTTGTCGGAGGTAAAGCGGAGGGTGAGGTCGGAATACAGCAAGTTCGGTGTAGACCCTGAAGATATGTCGCCGTGGGTAAGGGAAACCGAGACGCGGGAGATAGCATATAACTATATTCCACTCACCGAGGCTAAGTTCGATAAGGGCAGGGCACACGTAATAATTATCAAGGCTGGTTTCAATGCCGATAAATCACGATATTATCCTGCCGAGATGCTAAAGCGGGATTACAAGATATTCGAGGGTGTGAAGATGTATGCCGATCACCCGACAGAGACAGAGGATAAAGACCGCCCTGAGAGGTCAATAAAAGACTGGGCTGCAACACTAAGTAATGTAACATGCGATGAGTCTGCCACAGTTGAGGGTGATTCAGACATTATCGAATCATGGTTGATGCAGAAGTTATCATTGCTGCGAGATAAAGGGAAGCTCTCTGAAATGGGCATCTCAATCAATGCAGTAGGTGTTGCTTCTAAAGCTACCATTGATAGTGTCGAGACGCTTGTGATAGAGAAGCTGGAAGCTGCTAGGTCAGTTGACTTTGTGACTGAACCTGGAGCCGGCGGGATTGTCACATTCTACGAGTCAGACAGGAATCGCAATATCGACCTGATTGAACTGGCAGCCCTAAAGGAGAAGCGGCCTGACCTTATAAAAGCTGTTGAAGCTGAGGTCAGGGAGGAAATCAAACAGGAGGTGAAAAAGCACATGGAGAACGAAGAGAGGATTACTGAGCTTGAGGGTCAGGTAGAAACGCTCACTACTGAGCGGGACGACCTGAAGAACCAGATTACCGAGGCAGAGAAGGCGAAGGCAAAGGCTGAGGCACAAGCCACCATCAAGGAGGCTGTAGATGAGGCCGAGCTACCCGATGCTGCCAAGGAACGCATCAAAAAGAGATTCGAGGAAGCCGAGTCCGCAGACGGGATAGAGGAGGCGATACAGACCGAGAAGGAATATATCGCTGCACTAACCGAATCGGGCAAGGTCAAGAACTTGGGGCCTTCCAAAGAAGCCACAGAAAAAGACACAGAAGCCCTCAAGGAATCTCTCAAGAGAGCAAACCCCGACTGGTCAGAGGAAACACTTGAAATCGCAGTCCGGGGATAGGAAAAAAAACTAACAGGAGGTAAATACAATGCCTAGTTTTGGAGTTTATCCAATAGCAGATGCAAAAACTGCTGGAGATGAGATTTCGTCTACCTATGAGGGTAGACACGTTACATTTGCAGCCAGTGAATTGACCCACGCTGGTGGAGTAGTTACTAAGGGTCTCCCCGTTGTATGTGGGGGAATAGTGGGGATTGCACTTAAAACCGAGGTGGCTGGAACTGACCTCATCGCCGTTGACACCGAGGGGATATGGGTTGTTGATGTTGCCGCTGTCGACGATGCTGGCAACAGCGCCGTAGCTGGTGGAGACTTGCTCTACATAAATACCACTACCTGCGTTGTGAGCAAGATATCCAGCGTGGAAACCCAGATACCGTTCGGTTATGCCCTTGGTATCGTGGGAGCGGGACTCACCGAAACGATAGCCGTTAAGGTGCATTTCGACCCCTGCGAGGCTGAGGCTGACCAGGTATTTGCAAAGGAAATCACCTTCGTCGAGGAAGGTGCTGGAGTTTATACCGGTTCGGTAAATCTTCCCGCTGGTGCGACTTTGGTTGACATCATTGTCCATGCTGTGGCTCTTTGGGATGCTGGAACGAGTGCGGCTCTAATCGTGGGTGATGTTGCTGACCCTAATGGATTCTACGATGCCGTAAACCTTAAAGCCACCGACTTACTCGCTGGCGAGTCCATAAGTTTCAGCCATGCTGGTGGTAAGCAGGGAGCAGACCTAGATGTTGCCGATGGTCATGTTAGGCGGCGCTACCTACCTGGAGCAAGGGTTGTCACAGGTGAGGTAACTTCCGTTGGTGCAGGAACAGCAGGCCGAACCCGCATAACTGTTCTCTATTCCAAACCCACCACATCAGTATTAGCAACATTCGTATAACCTGAAGCCTGACTTCAAAGCCAAAAGGGAAGCTAAGGCAACCTAAAGGCAGAGATACGGGCGAATACTAGGCCATATCCGCTATGAGGCGGAAGTGGTGGAGGTGGAACCTAAAAAATAGACTAAGTGAGGCAATGTCTAGCCCGCTTTAAGAGCGGGTTTTTTTGTTGCCCGAAAATCTAATAGGAGGAAAATGTGGAAGAGATAAAACTCTTTGATGAATCTATAGAAGGAGTTGCGGGATTTTTCTCTAATAGGGAGCGAGGAGTGTCTATCCCGCTTGCCCGAATAACGGAAGCAAACGACCTGATATACAGCGGGACTTATCGTGGACGGGTACTACAGCCCTATGAAAGAGAATACCTGATTCGGGAAGCACTGACAACTTCAGACTTCCCTCTACTGTTCGGTGATGTGTTGGATAGGCAGGTCTTGGCTTCTTATAAAGCCGTTGACCCTGTTTGGAAGGCATTTGTCAAATTGTCTACTGTAAGAGACTTCAAGGTATCAGACCGGTACGCTATTACTGGTGGAGACCAGGTGCTTGCTAGAGTAGCTGAGAAGGGCGAGTATCTAGCCAGCGAACGCAGCGAGGAAAGATACCATCTATCAGTCAACAAGTATGGTCGGCAGTTTGACATATCCTGGGAATCCCTTATCAACGATGACCTCGGAGCCTTAAAAGATACGCCAGAAAGATTCGCTAGAGCTGCGGTGAGGACTGAGCATGACCTGGTTACTTCTACTTATGCTGGGAATGGAGCGCTTTACGCTGCTGCTAATCCCAATACTACTGCTGCTGTTTTAAGCATAGCCAGCCTAGAGGCAGGAGTAGCTGCGATGGCATCTGTCCTTGATGCTAATGGTCAGCCGATAATGAACAGGGCTA